CTGTACAAGATATCAAGATAAGTCTGTTTACAATCGGCGGGCGGTTGATATGGCAGAAAGGAGTGGAATTGAAACTTAACCCGAAAGATGGCAAAGACAACATCACAACCCTAATTGCTTGTCAGGCGCCCGCTGCTGGGACTTGGTTCGTATGTATCGACGATGAGTGCGCAAAGATTGTTTCGCTGAAATGAGGAGGATGCGATGCTTATTCAACAAGGAGATGTTCTGATCCGGTCTGCACAGATTCCCCTAGATGCTAGGGCATGCAGGGACAAAACGCTCGCTCGTGGTGAAGCGACTGGGCATCACCACACAATTACAGAGGGTGACGTGGAACTGTTTGAGCGTAACGGCACATTTTATCTCCGCGTGCTGTCGGGGGTTGCGACAGTAACGCACCAAGAGCACAGGGCCGTAACGGTGCCCGTAGGCGACTATGTTATCGACAGGGTACGCGAATATGACCACTTCGCGGAAGAGGCGCGTCGTGTCGCGGATTGAGCAGCTCACGGCAGAGCAGGAAGCACAATTGCCTGTCTATCGGGAAAAATGGCTGGCCCGTGGCTTGTGCACGGAACCAGCCAACAGACTATGCGCTGAAGAGGCTATACGCTGGATGTATGCGCAGGCAAAACTCAAGGAACCGCAGTTTATATGGACGGGATCACCGCTGGGGAATGGGTTGCTTTATGCCGTCTCGCGGCAAGGCGGGGCCAGCGTGTGGGACAGCGTGTGGGACAGCGTGAGGGACAGCGTGGGGGCCAGCGTGTGGGACAGCGTGTGGGACAGCGTGAGGGACAGCGTGGGGGCCAGCGTGTGGGCCAGCGTGGGGGACAGCGTGGGGGACAGCGTGGGGGACAGCGTGGGGGACAGCATCTACGGGCAACACGATGCCGCATGGTTAGGTTTCTACGATTATTTTCGCAGCGAGCTTGGCCTTGAGGACGAAACTGCGGGCCTAGGTGGACTGTGGCGGTTGGCGAAATCTTGCGGTTGGAGTATTCCGCTCGAGGGCTTGTGTATCTGCTCGGAACGCCACGATGTTTGCAAGCTGCGTGACGCACGGATTCATTGTGAGACTGGTCCCGCAATTGGCTATCCCGACGGGTTTTCTATCTATGCCCTCAACGGCGTGCGTGTTCCGGAGTGGGTTGTGATGACCCCCTGGAACGAGATTGATTGTCGCAAGGCAATGGCCGAGCAGAACGCCGAGGTGCGCCGTGAGATAGTGCGAAAGATTGGGGTTGAACGGTTGTGTAGAGAACTCGCGGCGCAATGTGTGTCTAGGGACGGTGATTATGAACTGCTTATGTTGGATATTGGTGATAATCACAAAAGGCCCTATCTCAAGATGCTGAATCCTAGCATCGGCGTGTACCACGTCGAGGGGGTTCCCCCCGAATGCGACACTATAGAAAAGGCGCTGAACTTCAGGAATGGGACGAGTGAAAGACCGGTCGTGTTAACCTAGGGAGGCCCCATGCGAATAACTGACAGTGAGTTGGGGGCTGCGCTGAGACGGCTTAGGGATAGAGACGTTTGCCGTGACCGTAGACTATGCGGTGGTATCTGTTGGGCTGATGGGCTTGAACAAATGGACGTTCACTGTCAGAGTTCTGCCATGTACATCATTCTAGGTGAAGCCCGCCGTGCAAAGGAGAAGCCGTGAAAGCAAAGAAGCCTAGCGCCATGAGCAGCGCAGATATACGAATTACGGTCGAGCGCTATGGACTCAGAATCAATCGAATAATATCAGATTTTGAGATTCAATGTGCGATTAACCCGCACAACTTTGTAATGACTCAATTCATCAAATTGATAACTGATTTGGAAGAAGCCCGCCGTCTCAAGGCGATTGAGCGTGCGCAGAAGGAGAAGCGATGCTCGATTTGACTTTCATGTGGCGGCGATAGACGCACTGCCGAAAGGAAGGAGATTGTGATGAGAGTATTGATGGCCGGTTTAGGCATAGTCGCTGTTGGCGTTTTCTTCGCATTGATTTTCACGTTGCCCGTGATGTGGCTCTGGAATTGGCTATGTCCCACACTGTTCAATCTGCCCCATATTGGATTTTGGCAGGCATTGGGGCTTTCTTTACTTGGTCGATTTCTTTTTGGGGGTGGCACGAGTGTCACCAATAGTAAGTAGTCCGCCAAGCCGCAGCCGCACGGCGCAAGTTGGTGGCGGCGCTTGAGAAGTTGCCGAAAGGAAGGAGAAAATGAAAATCAAATATTATCATACAGTTCATCCTCGGCCAGTTTTCAGATTTGCAATTCGATTCGGGCGCGGGTTTGGTTGGATCAGCATACCACATAGATTCTGGTGTCTCTATTGGAGTGAAAAAATCGAACCACCAATTTGCTCTGAGAGGAGGAAAAGATGTCTATGGAATGGAAACTGATTGAAAATCCGAAAGACCGCGATGTGCTGACCTATGTTGGTGTCTACGTAACTCGATGGCAACCTAAGTGGGGAAAACCGACAGTAGGATTCGTCGAAACGGAAAAGGTCGAGGGTGTCCCCGCGCTGACCACAACCGAGATTGCGGGGCGAATCCGGCAGTATGCAGAAATCATGCAGTTTCGATGCCGTGACGGTGAGACCGCTGCAAAGATGCGCGCCTTCGCTGACCGCATCGAAGCTGGCAGCCCCACGCAAACCGATGTATCTTTGCCCTACGAAGACGCCTTTCCACAGCCAGCGCCAGAGCAAGGTCGCGTCAAGGGACCAGAGGTGCCGACGAGCGAAGATATGGTCTCGCGTGACAACCCCAGGCTGCGCGGGTTGTTGACCAGCGAAAAGGCGGCGGAGATACTCTTGACCTACTGTATGGGTTGGTTTCAACGAGGTGCCGGCTGTCCGCATTTCAGAAAGTGCGAAGCAAAGTCAGGTGCGCGGAAACCACCCATTGAAGCCAAGTTCTGCCATGCGCTTTGGCAACTGGCACAAGGGGAAGGCGATGAAACCTAACTGTTGCATGAGTGGAGATAAATATATCTGGATGAAACCTGGCGATGGTTGGGCACTTCAGATCGGTAGTGGAGAGGCAATCATGATTAACTATTGCCCGTTTTGTGGAAAGGATTTATATGGCGATGGCAAGAAAACCTAAGCCCGTCTATGCGTGGGCGTGGATGCTGCATGATTACCTGTGCTACGCGGAACCGATGAGACGAACCAAAAAGCTATTGCTGGAAACGAGACGTGAGAATCTCCGGCATTGTCATCCCGTGCGCGTGAAAATTGAGGTACTCGATGAAACGTAAACCGTGCAAATGGCGAAGGATCACAAAATGGTATGCCACCTTCAGTCGAAGTACTGCGTGTACCTGTCCTAATCGGTTAGAGGTGGGAACCCGTTGTGTCCTTCTCGCACCCAAGCGGCAGACGTGCAAGTGGTATGAGGGGGAGGGCTGTACTGCAAAGGAGAAAAAAGATGGGAAGAGAAGTTAGAAAAGTACCAGAGAACTGGGAACATCCGAAAGACCATACGGGGCATTACTTGTCCTTACTCAACGGCTATTCCAAGCAAGCCGAAGACTTCCTGTCGAAGGCGATAGCCGAGGGGCTTCAATCGGCCCTTGATTATTTTGGCGATGCTCCAGACAAAAAGGACTATATGCCCGAATGGTCAGCAGAAGAAGCAACGCATTTGATGATGTACGAAATCTGTTCAGAAGGCACGCCGCTTTCTCCTGCTTTTCCCACACCAGAACAATTGGCGCGATGGTTGGTTGATAATGAAGTAAGTGCCGGAGGACGGGCAACGGCTACTTATGATCAATGGCTAACTATGATCAAAGAGGGTTGGGCCCCTAGTTTTGTCTGCACGCCAGAGACGGGTCTGATTTCTGGTGTCGAGGCAGCATCGCTCGTTTCCAGAAAGGAGGCGCCATGAAACCAAAGCCCAAAGTCGTGATTGAGCTGTACCAGCGCGGGGCCGAACTCAAGGGCCGCGTATTGCACATGGATGAGAGGCTGAGGGGGGAAGACGAACTTGCTAAAACAATGAACTGGCGATTACTGAGCGTGTATGAACCTGAGTTATCGTTTGCTGAGAAGGCATTGTATGTGCGAGGGATTTCCAAAACGGAGGACGATAGACCACTTCGACAGAACTTCGGAACCCCCAAAGCCGCCACCGAAGCCGTCGTCGCTATCCGTGCATTGCTCGATAAGGTCAATGGCGTGAAGCCGAAGGCAAGCAAGAAATGGGTGAAGGTGATATGAAAGGAAAGCGCAAGCGCAGCAAGCGTCGCAACTATGCACGGGCAGCTAACGAGGAGCGCGATTTCCTCAATGCGCAGATTGCTCGCTTCGGGTTCTTTGGTTCACGTCATGCTGGAAGTCACGGGGTTGGCGATATATCTTTTGTGACACCGAAGGAACGACTATTTTTCACCTGGGGCAAAAGCGAAGTCGTTTTCTTTGCTAACGGGTTCAGTGGTCTATCCTATCGGTCTACCCTTGACGCGGCCATGAAGGATGCAATAGATAATTGTCGCAATTCATTTACCTTTCAGCTGAAAGATTCCGAAGCGACAGCGAGAAGAGCGGCACGTGACTGGGCCTCGGGAAAGACGCAACGCGACTGGCGCGAGCGATGGGAATGCAAACACAAGAAGCTGATGGAGAAAATGATTGAATGAGTTGGGTTTATTTGCCGGAGCAGGTGGTGGACTCCTCGCAAGCAAGTGGCTGCTCGGATGGAGAACTGTCTGCTATGTCGAAAACGATGCCTATTGCGTCAAAGTCATCAAGGCAAGAATCAAAGATGGATTCCTTGATGACGCGCCGATATGGGACGATGCCCGAACCTTTGATGGCAAACCGTGGCGTGGAGCTGTGGATATCATCAGTGCGGGATTCCCTTGCCAGCCCTTCAGCGTCGCAGGAAAGCGAAGAGCAGATACAGACGAGCGAAACCTATGGCCTGACATCATTCGCATTATTAGAGAAATCAAACCCCGATTCTGTTTTCTGGAAAACGTCCCAGGGCTGCTTGCCAAATCTCATGGCTACTTTGGGACGATACTCAGGGAGCTGGCCGAGAGCGGGTATGATGCTCGCTGGCGTGTGTTATCGGCAGCCGAAGTGGGAGCGCCGCACAAGAGAGATAGGTTGTGGATTGTGGCCAACATTACTGACACGAGACGCACGCGGGAACTTCCGGAGTTGTCAGATGCGAAGTCTCGCGCGTGCTCTTGGTGGAAGTCCGAACCCGAGATGGCTAGAGTGGTTCATGGGATGGCCCATTGGCTGGAGCAAATTAGAGTGCTTGGACAAGGACAAGTTCCGGCAGTGGCTGCACTCGCATGGGAATTGCTCAAATCAGCTTCACCACGAGCCCCAGGAGCAACAGGGCCGGCAAAATCTTCTTGACACGCCGCGAGGGTTGGAATAATCTGGCAGCGAAAGGGGAAAGTCATGGCGTATATTCACAATTATAGATTTAAGGCAGAGACGAAAAGTCGCTGGGTTCCTTTCACGACGCCGTGACACCTAGTGACTTTTTCGTTTTCTGCCGATTAGCCGGAGTTGCAACAATGGGAGCTGACCACAGAGAATACTGGTTCGCGATGACGGGCTGGAGTCTCCGGCCTGAGTTTAAGGCTTCACCAGAATTGCCAGGGATTGATGGTATGCAAGAACAGCTTTTCAATCTGGCTTTTTGGTACTGGCTTTATGACCGAACTGCGGAGCTTGGACACGATGGAAGCATATCGCTTTTGAGTCTTCGCGAAGAGTTTTTCGCACAATTTGGCGTACTTTATAATGGGTGGTGTGAAACTTTTAACAGACTTCTCGAAACTCAAAAGAAACGAAAAAGAATCTACGAACAGAGAGGCCGAGTTAGGATTGTCGGATGGAATCAGCACAAACTCAAGGGAATGCGTCCGATAGAGCAAAAGATCAACGAGCGAAATCGGCAACGAAAACATAGGGCGCGTGACACAGACGTGACAGACCCGTTACTAGAGCGTGACCCTCGCGCGCGCGCGCATACTCCTACTCCTACTCCTACTCCTACTCCTGACACCGACTCCAGACTCCAGACTCCTACTCTTGACGCATCGGCGAAAAAACCGCCTCGCGTCGCTGATCCTCGAATCAAGATTCTTATCGACTACCACTTCGAAAACTTCGGGAAGCATTTCCCGGGTAAACGATATGTCGTGAACGGAGCAAAGGAAGGGAAGCTCTTGGGCAAGTTGCTACAGACCTTTGACGAAGATGGAGTCAAGGCCATAGACGATGCCCTGTTTACGATTGATGATCCGTTTATCAAGCAGTCCGGCTACACAATCGGTGTCCTTTACGCGTGTGCTAATAAACTCCAGCTACCGCCGATAGAGAATGAACCAAAAGGCTGGGCTGGTATCCGCGAATTCGTCAAGGAACTCAAGGAGAAACAAGATGCTGTTAAAAGAAGCCCTGCATTTACTAGCGAAACTTTCGGCATGCTATCCGCGGGAAAAGATAAGTAAGGAAACCGTAGGGGCATACGCGGAGAACATTGCTGACCTAGAATATCAGTATGCTGAGGCTGCCATTGCTGACATAATCAAATGGAGCCAGTTTTTTCCAAGCATAGCGGAGATCAGAAGCTACGCTTGGGAATGTGAACTGAAAGAAAGGGAGAAACAACGTGCAATCGCAATCCAGACCAGAGCAAACGAAGCGGCTCGCAGCCGATCTCAAAAAGAAGTGGGACCTGGTAATAGTGAAGGGCAAAGTACTGGGGAGCACAGAGAGCGAACAGACGAAGATAATTGGGAAGCTCGGAGTCGTAGAGCAGCTCGGGCCGCATGCGATAGTGTGCTTGAGATGTTACGCACGCTTCACACACACGAGAAGGGCAACGGACGCGGAACAAGAGGCTTTCAACGTGCAGGAGATACCCGAGTACTCAGGAGGCTTACTGGTAGGCCCGAAGATGGTACTGGGGAAATTGACGACTGAAGCATTTAGATGCTCATGCGTCGTGGGGGGTACATTGTCTCCCGTGATATCCCCTTACGATTCGCAACCTGAAGCAAAAGCAGGAACTACGCAATTTGAACTTACGGCGATGATTCAAAAACTGCAAGGAGAATTGCAGGCAAAGGAGACCTAGATGGAATGGATATGGCGAGCATTATGCTTCTTTCTCGGTATGGGTTTTCTGCTTTGCTGGATTGGAATTTTCAAGATCGGAAGCGATTCAGATTTGCGCTTAGAGATCGCTCGACTGAGACGCGAGTTGGCAGACGAGGAATCGCGGCTCGCAATGCTCCGGTGCTTTGGCGTAGGTAGACGAACACATAAAGGCGATAGGATATGAACGCAGAAGCATGGCACGCAATTGATGAGATTTGCCTCATCACAGCATTGCTCTACGTGATGATTGTAACCGGCTATGGAATTGTGTGGACGGCGAGGAAACTGAGGAGAAAGAACAATGCCAGTTAAGTTTGAACTCTGTGGGGGGGGGGTTGGACCAACAGCGTTTGTATTATTTTGTTACACTAAAGACTATTATTCATGGGTTCCTGTGAACGTGCAATTCTGGCTTCACCCCGATAAAAAGGCTCGGAATGCATATCGCAAAGCATTAAGAACCGAACTCAAGTGGGTGATTCAAAAACGAAAAAAAGAAAAGGAATCGGATAATGCAAAACTTGACTAGAAAGCTGTGCAGTCAAAAACAAAAAAGGCCAGGAAGCAACCACGTGAAAATCCCTGATCGTATCAAATGCTGGGAACCGGCAACGCCAGATAACAAGCCCACGAGCTGTGGAACTTGTAAGCACACGACGCATTGTTTACCTATCGGTCAGATACAAAAGCGCATGAAAAGTTGCGCGAAGCGGGCGTGCCTCATCTGCTACGGCCAGGCTGTTCCTGATGGATATTGCCCTATCGGATTTCTACGCGAGCTATCAAACTGGGGAAAAAAGACTTGACAGATTCCTGAGCATAGTGCATTTGTAGATGTGATGAGACTTCTGGGTTTGGAGGCAAACCTATGGAGTCTTTTCTTTTGGCCAGCAAGAGCGCGAGCAAGCAGATGCTTCCAGACACAGGGGCCTCATCAAACCTACAAAGCGATCTTGTCTCCTCGCGCTCCGCTGGCAATAAAGCCGTAACCCCACGTAAGCCCACATTCATAACCGCGAAGCAACGGCACCTAGTTGAACTATTTGCAAATCCGCTAGATAAACGCGACAAAGAAGTTAAGGCTGCCGAGGTCGGGATTTCATACGTGACAGCATGGCGTTGGCAGCAAGAATCTTGGTGGGCGTCTGAACTTCTCAAACGTCAAATGGCTTATGTGCGGGCGCTGTTCACAAAGGCAATCGGAATGGCAGAGTTGCTCCTCGATTATGGCGAAGAAGAAAGCAAATGCAAAATGGTTAACTCGATTTTCAAGGCAGCTGGGGCATTCCCGAAAGATGGCATCAACATCTCACAGGTGACAGGTGTTACAAACACAAACATCGGATTCAGAGAGGCTGTTAGGCAATACCGTGCAGAGCGAAGGCTGGCCCCGCTCACTGACTGATCCCGAAAAGTTTATCGAGACTTTCGGAACGATCAGAACTCAGAGCCAGGGTATTGTGCCGTTTATCTTGTGGCCGTGGCAGCGTGAGTATGCTCAACTCGCAAGACTTTATCCGAATACTATCAACAAGAAAAGCAGAGAGATCGGAAGTTCTGCAATAACCGTGTGTGTCGATATGACATTTTCATTGTGGGACGGCGGTGACATTCTCATAGCGGCGGACAAGGAGGACAACGCGATCAATCTGCTTTCGATTGCAAGGCAGTTCATTGTTGGCTTGGACTTAAATATCTATGAATTTTTGAAAGACAACGAGACCGAGTTGAAGTTGCCCGCGCCGTTTGATTTTGGGATTAAGGCTCTAAGCCGTCCAGTATCTGCACAGAAATCAAGCGCGGGTAGAAGCGAAAGATGCAAGCGACTCATCTGCACAGAGATGGAGTTCTGGCCAAGCGAAGATGATTACTGGGCATCAGTAACCGGCGCTCAAGTAGCCGAGGCTACAACTAGGATTGAAAGTACCCCAGGCATTGAGGGTAGTTTATTTGATCGCATTTGCCGTGAAGCAAAGCGCGGCGAAAACGGGTTCAAATACTTTGAGCGCGATTGGCGAGTAAACCCCACGCATGATGAGGCATGGGAGAAGGACAAGCGTGACAAGCTACGAGACCGCTTTGCAGTTGAGCATGAATGCCAATGCAAACAAGGCGGGGATACAGCGATCTTCAGATATGTCGATGCACGAAGCAATCTCCTGCCAACGGCTCCGAAAACTGGTTGTGAGTATGTGATGGGGCTTGACCTCGCTAGGCTACAAGATTTCACAGATGCAACTGTATTTGAAATCCCGCGTGACGGGCAAGCGATAAGACAGGTGTGGGTTGAACGCTACCGGAGAGTGGATTGGAGTATGCAGGAGCTGCGCATTGCACAGCTTGCCAAGCGCTACAACAATGCCCTGATTTTCATGGATTCAACGGGAGTAGGCGATCCCGAAGAGGAACGTCTACGCAAGGCGGGGTTGCGCATAGAGGGCATAAAATTCACCGATGCGATGAAGTCCAACCTCGTGAACAATCTTGCGCGAATGCTTGAGGATGGAAGCATCCAATTGCTAAATGATGAACCACAAAAAGATGAACTCAAGGTCTACAAATATACAATTATGCCCAGCAAACATGTGAAGTACGGAGCGCCAGGCGCATTGCATGACGATATGGTTACAGGCGTGATGCTTGCTGCATGGGGTTTCGTTAGTAGGCCACTGATTCGTGCACAACAATTCTCACCAATAGGAAGGCTCTAGTGGCTGGTTTGTGGGAGAACCGAACGGCGGAATATGTACTTGACTCGTTACGCGATGCGCGAACAAACGAGCGTATGCAGTATGAGCAGGAATGCGCAAATCATCTTGCGTTCTACGCGGGCGGTTCTGATCTTGCAAGCAAATTAGTGCGGCATTCGACTGAGAGCGTCGCAGATTTTGAGAGGCGGCGGCAACGCTTTGTGAGTATGAACTATACTACGCCTATGGGGGATCAGATCATCAACGGACTTTACGGCCCGCCAGTAGAAAGACATATCGAGAATGACGATGCCGGCCAGAAGGTATTTGAAGCCATCTGGAAGGTGAACAACATACATCGGAAGATGATCGACGGCGCAACCAACACTGTAATCACCGGCGATAATTACGTCCGGTCTTACTGGGATATTGATCTCAAAACTGTGCGATATGCGGTGCTGGATTCCCGCAACATTCTACCAATTCCGAAGGGTGACGATGCCGAGCAGCTCGAAGCTCTGATGGAAGATCGAAGCGAGCTGTTGTTCACAGCGGATGGGCGACTGCAAACAATCCGGCGTGGTTACATTTTCACAAAGGATTTGTTCACGGAATTTATGAGCAGCGCTGACGGGAAGTCCAGCTGGTTTGTAGTGCGTGATAAGGCTGGGGATGTAAAACCGGTTGATGTAATGCAGCCGAATCCGTACAAGACGATTCCCTATGCTCACTGGAAAGGCAGATCGTTGCCTGGGCAGTACAGTGGCCTGTCTCTCATACGCGATGCAGTGACGATACAGGCCGAGATAAACAATCGCACAAGCGCTCTAACGGTGCTTGTGACTATGCAAGGGTTTGCAACGCTCGTCATCAAGGGCAGAACGGGCGGCACGCTGACACTCAAGGAGCACGGCTATATTGAGATTGATGAGGATGGTGATGCGCTTTATCTCCAGCCCAACGCTCCCATTGACGAAGTGCAGGGTTCAATCGAATTTCTCATCAAGGGACTTTTCGAGACTGGCGCTGTTCCGATTTCTGCCATTCGTGGAGGCACGGCAAGCTCAGGCCTACAGCTTGCGATGGAACTGAAGCCGCTTTCTGATATTGTGGGCAGACTCAAGACGCAGGCGATAGAGAGCGAGCGTGACTTGTTTAACATCACGCGCATAATTCACAATACTTACGGAACCCCGAAGATAAGTGAAAGGGCGGAGTTCATACCTGACTTCCCGGAAACTTTCTTGCCACAGGACAAGATCGCCGAAATGATGAATGATCTGACGCTTGTAAACAACACTCCACCGCTTATGAGCCGTGAACAATTCTGGAAAAAGCACAACCCGGATTTGAGTGACGATCAGATCAAGAAACTGGCGCAAGAGATTGATATGAGTTTTGCGGAGAGCAGGCGCATACGCGGGAGCCTATTACCTCCGAGAGCGGGCTTTGTGGCTGCGGTGCCAACGGGTGAAGAGGAATAAGGATGATTAGTGGCAATGGCAAAGAAATCATAATAGCAATTGAACGCATGAAACGTAGGTTATCGACTATTGAAGATGAATCTGCGCGGCGATTGCTCACAATTCTTATCCGCACGGAGCGCACCATTGCCCTGAAACTTCAGCGCGGGCTTGTAAGCGATTTCGACTTGAACAAGGCGCGTGAACTGGTCAATCAGATTAGCCGCATATCCGAGACTGGGCTTTTCGCGCAGTCCGATTGGTTGCAACAAACGATACCCGATTTAATGATTGGCGGACTTGCAGTCAATCGTGTGATGTTGGGTATAGCAGGCTTTAGCGCCGAGGATATCGTAGCAACATTCAGGGCCTTTGAGGGGACGGATGCATACACTGCCCTATTGAACCAGGGTTATCAGACATGGTGGAATGAGATTTTGGGCCGCAACGAAACATATTTGCGTACGCTCCAGAGCGAAATTACACGTGGGGCCGCCCTGGGGCTTGATGGCCCGAGCATTGCCGAGAATCTGATTGAAGCAAGCAAAAAGCTTAATCTTGACGTAGCAGACCCCGAAGTGTGGGCTAACAGACTTGTGCGCACAGAAGGCACGAGGCTAACGAACGATATCGGGGTTGCGTTCAACGAAGATGTAGGCATTGAGCGTTTCTGGAATCTAGGGGTTGCAGACGAAAGGCAATCAGATATCTGCGCAGAGGCAAGCCAACAAGAGCCGATGACAAAGGATGAGTGGGCTGCGAGCGAATTTGGGCTTGCCCCAAGACATCCAAATTGTCGCTGTCAGCTCATACCTTGGGATGATAGCTGGGGCGACGTGAAGGAGCTTCTAACCGCACAGCAAGAAGCTGGCGAAATGATGGTAGTCTAAGATGCTAATAAAAATCAAGGGTGGAACGTCCAAGTCTGGTCTGAAGCGTAGCACGGCACAGGATGCGCACGACCTCGTGCAAGAGGCACAAGAGAAACTTAGGGCGGGCAAGCCGATATCAGACGAGCGCTATCTCAGACGTATGAACCGGATTTGTAGGGGCACGGGAAGCAACTGCAAGAACGACGAGCTATTGAAAGCTCGGATGGAAGACTTTGAATACCGAAAAGAGAGGGGGATGTGACAATGCCAATCAAGGTGGAACGTAGTCTCAAGCGCAGTGCCAAGAAGCTAGGATTGGGCAAAGCGCGCAAGGCGGCTTACGTCTACGGGACGCTCGCCAAAATCAAGAAGGCGCGTAAAGCGAAACACGCATCGTAATACTCGATAGGAGGATTCCATGGCTGAGAAGCCAGAACAAAAAATCGTTGAACCTGACCCACAGGGAAAGACCTTCACGCAAGAGGATCTCGACCGGGTTGCCGGAAAAGTTCGCGCTGAAGAAAAAGCAAAGCTTGGGGATGTGGAAAAAGACAGAGCAGAACTCGCAAGGCTCAAAAGCGAGCAGCAAGCGAGGGAGGAAGCGGAGAAATCAGAACACCAGAAGGCGCTAGATGCGGCAAAGAAAGAGACAGAGAAAACATTGCGCGCAGAATTTGATGCACGCGAGAAGCGAATCAAGCTTGAAGGGATGATCGAACGTGAGTTTCTCATGCGCGGAGTTGATCCCGATGCAAAACTCTTTCTTCTTCAAGACGGTAAGTACAAAGTCGAAAGTGAGGATAAGGTGAAGGAAATGGTTGAGACTTTGCTCGCAGATAAGAAATATCTTGCCGAAGGGGCAACGCCTTTACCTATCGCTGTTGGTGGCACTCCGTCAACCTCAAGAGCTGCGGGAATCGTTCAGGTTCCCATAGCGCGCATGGAAGAACTCTCCGCACAGGGCAAATGGATTGGCAGCAAAGAAAGGGATATGGTTCAATCCGGCCAGGCGGAGTTAGTGTAACAAAGGAGTGATTTCAAATGGCATGGAGTGGAACTCATACCACTACAACGCTGGCGAAGTGGATCCCAAAAGAATGGGGTGCGGAAATCGAGCCATATGCTACGCCAGTACTTGTAGCGGCTGGAATGTGTGTTGATTGGCCGTTCCCCATAGGTGTAGGAACGGTCTATCCACCCAAGATGTCTGCGATTGCAGCTGCGGCAATGAAAACCGACGGTAGCGATGAGGACATCACGGGCAATACCGAAGATTATGCGACGATGACAAGCTCGCCGCGTCAGTCATCGGTTTTTATCCCCTGGGGTGTAGGCAACGTTGTGTTGCGTGCTCACGAGGCTGGATACCAGGCCGAGCTTGCGCGGAGTTGCCGTGTTGATGGTGATGCGAGAATCCTTGAGGCAGCCGCCGCTGCATCGACGCACGCGGGCGTCGTTACGGATGCGACAGTCACAAAACCTGGATTGCTTCTCGCAAAGCAGACGATCTTGGGTTCAGATGGAGAGATGACAGGCTGGGGTGTGTTCGATACGACTCAGTATGCCAATTTCTTCAATATCCAGGGCTTTGTTGATGCAGCCTATGTGGGTAGCGGCAACAGGATGGAGACGGGCCGACCGGCAACGGTGCTTGGTCTGTTTATCATCTTCACGACTCAGGTCTACTACAGTGCACCGAACTATTACAATATCGTGTATGCCCCCAGGGGCATGGTGCACGGTATTCAAGCTGGGCTCACGGTCACGATTGATGAGATCCCGATCAAGGGGCACGGGCGTTTGATCATGGCCA